GTTGGGAGAGCAGTCGGCTGTTAACCGACTTGTCGCAGGTTCGAGTCCTGCTCGGGGAGCCACCGCACCGCCCTTCGGCCCTTGTGGCGTAAGGGTTTCGGCCAGATCGCCGACCGGCCGTCCTAAATTCCGTCCTAAATGATGCAGCCGCCCCGCCGCCTCCCGCCGCCCTGGCCCGTCGAAGAGTTGGAAGCCGCCTTCAAGGTCACCGACGCCAACGGGGTCGCCCTCGCGGACGTCTATTGGTCCAACGATCCGAGCGCAGTCGGCCAATGGCTGACCAAGGACGAGGCCAGGCGGGTCGCGGCGAACATCGCCAAGCTGCCGGGGCTGCTGGGCGCTGGATAGCGGGCATGAAAAAGCCCGCCGGCCTCTGGGGGCAGCGGGCGCATCGGATGGACAAAAGAAAAGGGCCGCCTCATCAACCGGGCGGCCCTTGTGCTTTACGGTGTGAGACGCGCCCCGCGCTGCGATCTACATGGCCGCTTTCCTTGGCTGAAACCTGAAGGTCAAAACCTAAAGCTCATTGGAAGCTTGAGACTGACACGTTTTGGCGCCTCGTCAACGAAAAAGCCCGCCGCCCCGGTGAGGGAGCGACGGGCCAGGATGGCGCGAGGGCCAGCGTTATTGCGGAGCGAACCTGTGCAGAACTTGCACGGGTTGGGCTCGACGCGGGAAATGGCGGGCCTTTTAAAGGGCCCATCAATTCGGCTACCCCGGATCGAAAGGCCGACAGACCCCGGGCATAGGCGCCTGGTCACACGCGCGGGTCAGGCGTTCGGTCGTGCGGGGCATGTCGTGGCCTCCTCTGGTGGGTTGAGCGGTTGCGCCGGGGCGGGTCTGCGATCCAGCGATAGATCAGGACCCCGGCGATGATGGGGGTGGCGAGGCCGGCGAGGTAGGCCAGGGCCAGCACGGGTCAGGGCCGCCCGATCAGGATGGCCAGAGCGATCCCGCCGATGCAGACCGTCGCGAGGATCCCGAGGACAAGGTCAAACATCGGGGCAGCTCACGTCGGCGCCGCGGGCCTTGGCCCATCGACAGATGCGCCCGACCTGGCGCCAGCCCTCTTCGGCCCACGCCTCGAGCGCGATGTCGTGAGCATCGGCCGCCGCTTCCGAGGTCGCGATCTCAGGGGGCGGGACGGGCTTGGGCTTGACCAGCAGGTCTGCAGACGCTGGGAAGGTCTGCATCACCGGTCCCGGCTTCGCGCAGCCGCTGACAGCCGAGAGCGACGCGACGAGGGCTAGGGACGTCATCAGGAAGCGTGGCGACGGCATCGGACAACCTTTCCTTCATGGCCGCAACATCGGCGGCATCGTTCATCCGCTCAGCGGCGGCGGTTTCCTTGGCCCGGGCGTCTTCGGTCAGGGCCTGGACCTGGGCGGCGGCGTTGGCCGCCTCATGGCGCTTGGTGGCGCGCGCATCCCCGCTGCATTGGCCGAGCGGGAAGGCGATCAGGGCGCCGAGGACAAAGCCAGGAACCAGCTTCCACCAGGCGCGGGCGATCGTGAGGGCTTCGGCGATCATCGGGTCCACTCCCCGGCTTGAAGCGCGGCCTGAAAGGCCATGGCGTGGCCCGCGATCAGATCGGCCTTATCGAGGCCATTGATGATGCGGCGGGCGTTTCGGAATTGATCGGCCGTGGCGACCTCCGGCAGGTACGAGGCCAGGCTCTTTCCGGTGAACCAGCCCTCTTGCATCCCGCGCCTGAGGATGGCGGCGGCGATATCGGGCTGCATGGCGAGGTCGGGCTTGCTGATCAGGTCCGCGCCCACCTCCCGGCCGGCCCTGGCGTAGTTGGCGCGGCCCGTGATCTGGACGAAACCCCGGCCGGCATAGCGGATGCCGTCGCCCGGGGTCACGTTGCCCAACTCGCGAGCCTTCGCCGGGCGGGCGCCCTGGATGTCGTACATCCGGTGGAAGTAGGCGTCCCCGCCATGTTCCTTGATCGGCTGCATGGTCCCGGCCGTCTCGTGATAGGCGGTCGCCAGGGCATAGGCGGCCCATGAGGCTGGCCAACCGGCGCAGGCGCCTAGGATCACCTCGCAGCCCGACACCTCGCTCTGCGTCAGGACCGGGCCAAGCATCTTGCCGGCCCGAAGTTGGGCATAGAAGACGGCGGGCTTGCGCAGGCCCTGGACCGACGCTGGAGGCGCAACGACGGCGGCCGGGGGCGGTTCAGGCGTGGCGGGCTGGAGAGCGGCCAGGGCAGCGTCTATGGCGGCCCTGGCGACCATCAACTGGTCGACGACATCGGCGCTCATGGGGCGATCCTCTGGTCGGGAGGGAGTTCGCCGTCATCGGCCGGCGGCCGGGCTGTGACTTTGGCGACCTCGACCTCGGAGTCGCGCTTGCGAACCGCAGCGACCTCCAGGGACTTGGCGCCGTACAGAGCACCGACGCCGGCATAGACCGCGCCGATGAACAGGGCCGCGCCCTCGAACCCGTCCACCTTGAAGGCGATGACGACCGTGGCGATGGCTGCAGATGCGGAAGAGGCGATGATGGCGAAAGGCCGGGCGAGGTCGCCGACGAGGCCCTTGATGCGGTCGAGGGTGGTCATTGTCCGTTCCTCTGCCGGGGGCGCTGAACCGTCACCCGGTCCTGCTCGATGATGGTCAGGGTGTCCGGCAGCTCGCGGGTCGCGTCGGCGATGTCCCGGGCCAGGCGGCCGTCTTCCAGGTGCTTGAGCCGGTCTTTCAGATCGGCGACCTCTTGCCGCAGATCCGCGTTGGCCCGGCGAAGCTCGGCATTCTCGGCCTGGCAACGGTCGGCCTCGGCTTCGACCTTTTCCAGCCGACGCTCCACGCGCTCGAGCAGCTTGACGAAGCCGTCGGTGCGGGCCACGTCGGCGGCCGCTTCCGCCGATGCGTCCTCGGCTTTCGACGATGGCTTGAACCGGCCGTTGATCAGCGCGCCGATCCCGCCAGAGCCCAGAACCGCGACTAGGCCGATGATCCATTCGCGAAGGTTCTCAGGCACGGGAACCCCCGTCGCAGGCGTGGTCACGTCGGGCCATGCGGAGCCCCTTTCTATTGCCAAGGTGTCGGGATGGTGCTGGATAGCCGGGCCTGTACAGGTGGCCCGTCATGCGGCGGGTCAGGCTCGGGAGGGGCGCAATCCCTTCCGAGCCGCCTTCTTCTGGTCTAGTGGTCGGCCGTGGATATTCGACGCATTCAGATCGCGACCAGCCATGGCCTGGCCTCGTTCATCGGCATTCCGGGGCCCCGCGATCATGTCCGGGTGATCGTTCACGGCGCCGGGCGGCGAGCCGAAACTCCAAGCATTCTCCCCTGGGCGGACGACGGGACGCTGCTGGCCGAGTTACCGGGCCATGGCGAGGGGCCTATGATCCGCGGCGGTGTTCTGGAGGCGGCCGATTCCTTCCGGCAGGCGATTGCCAGGCGCTGGCCAGGCGCGCCGGTGACGGTGATGGGCGAGAGCCTGGGCGGCTTGGTCGCCCTCGCCATGGATGCAGACCGGACCATCGCCCTGGATCCGGCCATGGAGCCGACGCCCGAGGTCGAGAAGGTCATTCAGTCTGGACGGCTGCATCCCTGGGCGGTGGCCGAGCTTCGACAGGATCACTGGGGCTTGCTGGATGGCCTGCGCCGGCCGGTGAAAGCGGTCTGCGCCAGCCAGACCATTCTCAGCGAGACCTCGGTCCAGCGCCTGCAGGATCACCCGATGGTCAGGCTGTCCCGCCTGGATGGCTGGCATCTTCTGCTGGACGAGCAGCCCGACGAGTGCCGAGCCCTGCTGAACGGCTAGGTCAGCTCCATCGTGACGCATTGCATGTTCGTGTTGCCGGACATGCCGGACCAAACGACGGCGGTCCCGTTGGTGTAGAGGCTGGGCGACAGCAGTTCTCCGAAGCCCATGCCGGCCCCGCCGCTGTCGATGTTGTCGACGATCTCGGTGAAAGGCGCCGACACATTGCCGTTGCCGCCCAGGTTATTCAGGAAGGCGGTGATGAACCCGCGGCCGCCAGACTTGGTGAAGCCGGCCTGCGTCATGGTGGTGGTGCCGGAGTAGCTGGCCTGAGTGCGCCGCGTGGCGACCTTGGCGCCGCGGTAGATGACAACCAGATAGGTCCCGTTCAGGCTGCCAGGCGGGCTCGCGATGTCGCTGGCGTCGAGCACCTTCGTGTGCGTCCGCAAGCTGTTGTATGTGTCGACCGCCCAAGCCGAAAAGGACGCCCCGGTGTTCGATCCGAACACGATGGCGAGGTCGCCCGGGGCCGTGCCGGCAGGAAAGGTGATCGCCCCACCGGAAAGACCTGCAGCCGAGGTGTAGCCGATGCGGATCACCCGCCCGCCGGCCATCAGCATAGGGTTCGGGAATGGATGCATCAGGCCGCCGCCTTGCGGAAGCTCATATGCAGCTTGCCCGTCGCGCTGCTGTACTGGCCATAGGCGAAATCGACCTTGCCGGCGCCGGTCGAGAGCGTCGGGGCGCCGATGTCGCCCCAGTCAAAGATCGCGTTCCAGGACAGGGTGCGCGAGCCGGTCCCGTCCTGGGTGATCTCCAGGGTGTAGGTGAGCCCGTCATGCAGGTTGGTCGGCGCGCCCATGGTGCGATTGCCGCCCAGGGTCACGCGGGCGTTGAAGCCCAGGTCGCCATCCCAGGCGACGGTCGCCGCATCGGTCAGGGTCTGAAACGCGGCGGCCTGGCGCAGGGCCAGCGGCGTCACGGCCTTGGCGCTCTCGTCGCCGGCCTGGACCTCGGCCGCGCTTGCCGCCGGCAGGGCGTCCGGCCCGGTGAGCGAGACGGTCCAGTCGGTATACGTCCCCGTCCCGGCAAAGGTGGCGACCGCGACGTCCATCTCGCCGGTCCCGCTGTCGAAGTCGGTGATGATCCCCTGCATCCAGGTCGCCGCCGCATCCGAGGTGCGCGCGACCCGCACCGGCTGGCCAATGGCGAAGTTCTTGCCGGTCTGAGCGAGCGTCGGCGACTTGGAGCCGGAGCCGACCGCGAGGCTCGTCGTGGACGTGGCCGACGTGCCGGGCGCGTTGACCGCAGAGGCGGCGCTGGCGGCGGCCTCGGTCGCCTTCGTCGACGCCGTGCCCGCGCTCGTCGCCGCGTCGGTCGCATTGTCGAAGACATTCGTGGCCAGGGCGTTGGCCTCGGTCCCGAAATCCGGCAGGGCGCCCAGGAAGGCGTCGGCCCGGCTGTCGAAGTTGGCCGGATCGCTCGTCGACGGCGGAGTCGGCAGGGCGTCAATCGGGGTGGGTGCGACAACGGCCAAGGCTAGACCTCCTCACAGGTGAGAGACAGGAGCCCATCGTTCGGATAGGCGAGATTGAGATCGAAGGTCGTGTGGATCCCGAGGATCAGGACCGGCTCGAAATAGTCGTTGGTGTCGTCATCCAGGCCCGACCAGACGACAGGGACGGCGTTGGTCCGGTCGCGCAGGTCCATCAGCAGCTTGGCCCGGGGCTTCTCGAACATGATGGTCAGGTTGGCCGTGGGGACCATGCGGCGCGGGACCAGGACGGCGTTCCCGAACTGGTCGCGGTCGATGCGGCTGTAGTTCTTCGCCCGGGCCTCGGCGCCCATCTGCGTCCGACCGAGATAGACGCCCTGGCCGATCACCAGGCTTGAGCATCCGACCAGGCCCGCCGCCCGCGTGATGGTCACGGTGAGAACGCCGTCCACATAAGGCGGGAGGTCGTTGAACAGGGCTGACGCGCGGCGCTCAATGGCGGTGAAAAAGTAGCTCTTCCACGAAAGGGTCTGGCGAACGAACAGGCTGCGGGTCGCCGAATAGACCTCGACGCTATCCGAAACCACGGCGACCTCGACCTCGTCGGCCACCAGCCCGCCCAGGAACAGGCTGTCGATCCGCTCGCCCGGGGTCAGGACGACCGTCAGGGGGCTTGGCGCCCAGGTCTTCGACGACCGATAGAGGTCGAGCATGGCCCAGCGGTTCGTCGGGCCGATGGGGGCCCAGAAGGTATCGCTGACCATCGGAGCGTTGCCGGTGTTCGATCCGACCAGGCTCTCATAGACCTGATGGACTTGAGCCGTCGCGGTGTGGGTTCCGCTCTGCGATCCCGTGGTGACGATAGGCGCCCCGCCAGGGACCGCCGAAAGCTGGAACGTGCCGGCCGCCCTGGTCACCACGTAGAGGAGAGCGCCTGCGGTCAGCCCGGTGGGGAGCGCGCCGTCCGTGGTCAGGACGACGGGGGTGTCGTTGGCCAGGCCATGCGCGGACCACGTCACAACCCCAGGCGAGGCGATGGAGATGGTGACAGTCGAGGTCGGCGCCCCAATGATCACCTTGTCGCCTTCGGCATAGGTCGTCCCCGAGGCCCAAGCCGCTTCCCCGACCCCCGGCTCAGCCGCGGTCGAAGAGGTCAGGATCGCCTCGGTGATGGTGAGGCCAGGCAGGCAAGTCGCCATTACGCGGCCTCCGTCGTGATCGAAAGCTGACCGCGGGCCGCGCCCTCAAGCACGTCTCGGCTGTCTTCGGTGGCCCGGGCCGTCCGCTCAGAGGCCGACCGCATCGCGGCCATCTCCTGGCGAAGGGCTCGCACCTCTTCCTTCAGGCCGTCGTTCGCCGCCTCAACCCCAAGCCGGCCGCCACGATTGACCAGGGGCATGATCGCCTCCGGCCCGGCCTCGCCCATGACGCCCATCGGGAACGCCGTCGGGCCTGAGACCACGCCGCCGCCGAAGACGCCGCCATTAGCGAAGGGGCGATAGAAGCGATCCTCGGCCTGGCCGTAGCGTTCCCAGTGGTATTGGCCGAACTCGGTCTTGCTCCGACCCCGGGCCATGCCGGTCCCGGCCGCATAGAGGGCGGCAAGGTCAGCGTTGCGGTCGACATAGCCGTCGAAGCCGACCGCCTCATAGGCCGCCCCGGCGCCAACGGAGTCAGGCTTGGCCGCTTGAGCCGCCGCGAGGGCCGCCTGAGCCGATGCCAGATTGTCGATGGCCTGGGCCACGCTCATGAAGCCGGCGTTGAGGTTGATCAGCGCCCCGACCTGGGCGTCCAGAGCGGCGAGTTGGGCCGTGGCGACCGCGGCGGCTTGCTCGGCCGTCTCCAGGTTGCGGATGGCCTGCTCGACGCTCAGCAGATTGTCGTTCGCCGCCAGGAGGCCCGCGACCTGTTTGTCCAGGGCGGCAAGCTGCTTTTCGGCGTCGGTGAGCTGCATCTCCGCGCTCGCGGCCATGTCGTCGACGGCCCGGGCCACCAGGGCGCGATCCCGCTGATAGTCCAGCAGGGTCCGGGCGGCGTCCATGGAGGCCCCCAGGAAGGCCCGTCCGGCGCCGGCGGCGTCTCCAGGCCCGGCGGCCTGGAATTGCGCCAGGGCGGCCCCCCTGCCCTGCGCAAGCGATCCCTGCGCCAGGGGGTTGAGGTTCAACTCCTGACGGAAGTCCCGCAGGCCATCGATCAGGCTCTCAACGCCGCTGATCGTCGCCTCTATGGCCGACTTCTCACGGTTATAGGCCTGCTCCAGGGCCTGGCGCGCCTCGTCGACGCCGCCGATGATACCTAGAAGCCGGTCGCGCTCGATATCGTAAGCCCGGCGAAGGTCGGCCTCGGCTTGGGCGACGGCGCTTTCAGCGTCGGTGACAGTCTTCTGCCAGTCCTCCAGCGCCCAGATCTGACGCTGGATCGCGGCGCTCACGCTATCGAGAGCCTTGAGCTCGTTCTCGCGCTCACGGGTCAGGGCCGCCAGTTCGTCGCCTTGGGCGCGGAGGAGTTCAATCTCCAGCTCCGCGCGCTTGGCGGCGCGCTCCTCGGCGACCTGGCGCGCCCGGGCGATGTCGTTGGCTTCCTGTTCGGCTTTGGCCCGACGCTTGGCCGCCCCATCACTCAAGACCTTGGACAGGATGGAGAAGCCGGCGACCGCGATACCAATGGGGCCAGCCATGCCGGCGATAGCGCCGCCCAGGCCGCCCATGCCGGCCATACCCGCCGCAGCGCCCGCAGCCGAGAAGCCTGACCCGATGCCGCTGATGACGGTTCCCGCGGTCCCGCCAACCGCGCCACCGACCTGGCCAAGAACAGCGCCCGTGGCCGACATCTTGCCGCCCGGCTGGCCGCTGTTCCAGAGTTCCTTGACCCGGTCCAGGGTCCGCAGCAGGCCCGCGAAGACCGAGCCCCAATCCTTGTTCTCGATGGCCCGGGCGACGTCGTCGATGGCCCAGGTGATGCCGCGGGCCATTTCCACCGTCCGCTCGAACTCGTCGCGAAGGGTGTCGATCTCGCCGGCTGCGACCTGCAGGTTCTTCGCGGTGTCGATCAGGGTCTGGTTCGAACTCTCCTGAACCTGTTGCAGGATCACCAGCCATTCGCCCGCCAGGCGGATCGCCTCCTTCTGCTCAGCCAGAGGCGCCGCGGCGATTTGCTCACGAACCTCTAGAGCCGTGATCTCCGCGCGGCTCATGGTGAGTTGCCGGGTCTGCGCGATCAGCGTTTCGAGGTATCGGTCGGCCGACGCTTTCGCGCGCTCGAAAGCGCGGGCCTGCTCGTCAATCGCCTTGCGGCTCTCGGCGGCCTGCTTTCGCGGATCCCCAGCCTCTTCGATGGCGCGCGCCTGGGCCCTGGCGATGGCGCTGGCGCGGATGTCGTCGGCGATGCGCCCAAGGCCGGCGCGGGCCTCTTCGCGCGCCGTCTCGAAGTTGGCCGAAAAGGACCGGACCACGAACTCCCCGGCGCTGGAGACCTGGACCTTGAACCTGTTGAGGTCCGCCTCGGAGAAGGTGGGCAGGGTCAGCCCGGTCATCGCATTGACCCGGCCGACAAAGCCGTTGAGCGCCGCGACCGCCCCGTTCACCAGGGCCTCGATGGCGCTCAGCGCGGCGTTCACCCCCATGGCGACCGCCGAACCGAAGGCCGCCGGGAACGACTGCCAGTTATAGATCACGGTGCGATAGGCTGCGACGAACGCGCCGACGACGTTGGAGACCTCGTTGACGCTGTTCCGGGTGAACTCATCGAGCCAGCTATTCCAACGGCTCTCCAGATGGTCGATCCCGTCGCCGATGGGGCCGGCGGTCAGGTACTTGGCCATGACCTCCAGCGTCGCGCCGAAGGTGTCGCCCAGGGTGACGGTGCGGCTCTCGACGCGGGCGAGCTGCTCCTCGGTCAGCGCCAGGCCGGCCGTGATGTCCTCGGGATAGCCCTTCGCAAGTTCGCGGTTCAGCATGGCGAAGCCAGCCGACACGGCGCCGGTCAGCAAGATCAGCGGGACCATCGGGGCAAGAACCCGGGACGCCATCGAGCCGATGTCCTGAAGGACGGCCGCAAAGCCCACGCCGCGAGCCCCGGCCGTCGAGAAGACGTCGGCGATCTGCGGGCCCTGGCTGACCAGGATCATCAGCGGGCTCATCCCCATGGCGGCCATCACGCCCACGTCGGCGAACTGGCGGCCCATGTTGGCCATCTCGTGGCTCATCAGGCGGGCCGAACGGGCGCCTGCGACATGCACCCCGCCCATGCGCTCAATGCTCTGGACGTACTGGCCGGCGAAGTCCCTGTCGTAGCTGTCGTACATCGTGGCGAAGTCGACGGCCGTTGAGCGGGCCGCATCGCCCATACGGTGCATCCCGGTCGCGACCTGCAGCTCTGTCCTGTAGAGGTCGGCCAGTTCGCGGTCGGTCTGGGATGCGGCCGCGGCGAGCGCCCGCTGTGAGGCGGTCAGGTTGCCGGATGCGCTGGACAGGTCACGGGTCGCCTTCTCAGCCTTCCCGCCGACCGTCGCAAGCTCCTCCAGGGACTGCTTGCCGACGGCAATTTCCCGGCCGTCGATCTTGATGACGAGCGATGCGGTCTCTTGCACGGGCAACCTCCATCAGAGGGCAGGCGGCGTCATCTCGACGGCGCTGGGGTGGTCAGGGTTGCTCGGTTGGGGCGTCTTCGGCCGCCGTCATGACCCGGCGCCAGAGACGGTCCAGGTTCAGCAGGGCGCGGCGTTCCCAGTATTCCAGGCTCACGCCCTCGTCCCGCTCCCAGGCCTGAATATCCAGGCGCGATATGGCCTGGGGTCCGGCTTCGCCATATCGGCGGTCCTGGCAGAGGTCTTGGAAGTGGCGCCAGAGGTGGGCGGCGTAGGGCGGGAGCTTAGGGACCGCCGCAAGTTCGGCCTGGGCGGCAAGGTCGCCACGACGGGCCAGGCTCTCAAGGTGGACGCGGAGGGGGGCCGCCATCTTCCCCTCCCCGACCGGTCTGGCGAGGCGGAACTGAGCCTCGGCGAAGGCGATCAGTCCTTCGGCTTGGGCGGCAAAAAACCCGCCATCTTCTTGGACTTGCCCAGCACGAAGGACGCGATGTCGGAATTCTCGCGGCAGAGCTCGATGGCGCGCTCGGGGGTGTATTCCACATCAGCGATGCCGCGCCAGCCGGCCAGGCGGATAGCGGCCAGGGTGAAGCTGAACTCGATGTCTTCTTCGATGGGGGTTGTGGCCGGGGCGCCGCGAAGGGAGAGCTGATCGGCTTCACGGGCCGCATCGCGCTGGCGGCGCGCGTCGATCAGGGCGTTGGTCGGCCCGCGGACCTGGGCGCACTGATCGGGGAGGATCAGGAAGAAGACCCCGGTCTTCGTCCCGTCCGGCAGGATGTATTCATGCTCGACGGCTTGTCCGTTCTTGGCGACCAGCAGATCGGAAAAGCTCACGCCTTGGGCTTTGGTCATTTCGTCCTCGTGGGGTGGTTTGGCCCTATGGCCTGGGAAAGGTCCGGGGCTCGATGGCCCCGGCCTGGGCAGTCTCAGCGGGCCTTAGGCGGCCAGGCTGTCGTGCATCTGCAGAATGGTGGCGTGGTGGGCGAGCGCGGCCCCGCCAGCGCCGTTGTAGGCGGCGGTGAAGGGATAGGTCCGCACGATCTCGACGCTCTCGCCATCGGTCGGGGCGTCGCCAAACAGCTTCACCTTCGGCATGGTGAAGGTGATGAACTCGGCGTTCTTGGTCTCGCCGTCGGCCACGGTGAAGATCAGCACGACCTCGGTCTGGTCGTCGTACAGATCCTGCAGCGTGACGCCGGTGAACTTGGCCGAGAAGGTGCCGTTGACCGCGACCCGGCCCCGGATCATGTCGCTGATATAGTTCGAGCCGACCTCAGCCTCGCCGGGCTGGATGTTGCCGTTGATGGTCAGCGAGCCGCCGGTGATCGGCGTCACGACCCCGTTGACCACGATCACGCCATTGACCGCGGTCAGCACGTTCGAGGTGGTCTCGGTCGTCGGCGAGGAGATGGTCGCCGATCCCGAGCGGGTCCGGCTGAGTCCGGGCACGGTGAAGGAGACCGTGCTATTGCCGGTGGCCGGGATAGCCACCTCGGCCTGAGCGATCTTCGCGTCGTTGTATTGCTCGTACCGCGCCAGGTCGGAATAGACCTCTTCCACGGTGTAGTAGTCGTTGGTGTGGCTGGCCGACGGCGCCCAGGTCTTCTTGCCCGGGACGGGGACCGTGGCCGACGCGATGGGCCCTTCGGCGACCAGGGCGCCGGAGTTGAGCGGCAGGACGGTCAGGACCGTCGCTGTCACCCCGATGACCAGCAGATTGGCGTTCAGGTTGGCCGCATCAAAGCTGCCGGCGGTCAGGCGGACCACATCGCCGATCTTGATCCCGCCAGTCAGGAAGTCGCCAGTCCCTCGCGTCACGGTATAGGTCGGCCCGGCCCCGGCAATCGTGATCGACAGGCCGGTGATGGCCGAAGTGGCGGCCAAGTCCTTGCGCAGCAGCGAGGCGAACAGCCCGGCATAGGTGCCCGCCGACAGAAGGCCGTCCAGGCGGCCCGTGGTCCGGCGCACCCCGGCATTGTCGCCGGTGGACTGCTGGTGGCTCACGATCTCGTTGTTGTTGTAGACGTCCCGGGTCTCGTTGAAGACCGACGAGGTGCGGCGCATGATCTGGCCGCCAGTCGTCGCCGGCGTGCCAAGCCCGGACTGCTTGGCGAACACGGTCTTTTTGTTGATGCCTTGCGCGACAGTCATGGCGCGTCTCCGATCTCAGATTGAAGGGGTGGGGATTCTGGCCATGAGGCCTTCGTCTGGCGCGGCTGCGCCTTCAGCTCGTGGTGATCTCAGCGCGATATCGGATCGAGACCGGAACCATCCATCGGTCGAGGTCTTCCATCCCCTGGCCGATCTCAGGGACGTTCGCGATGCTGGTCTGGAGTCCGCCGGAAGAGAGCGTGCGGCCCTTGTAGAAGGCTGACCGGATCAGTTCGGCGCGGGCCTCTGCCAGGCCGGGGCCCTTGAAGCCGGGATAGAATAGGCTGACCTGAAAGACGCCGCGCTCGATGAAGTTGGCGCTGATCTCGCGATCATCTGGGGCGGCCGGGATCAGATAGAGCCGCTGATAGGGCCGGTCGGCCTGAGGCTTGTAGGCGCCGGGATGGGCCGTTCCAGAGGCCAGGGTGAACACCCCGCTCTGCATCACGGTGTCGATAGCCGGCGCGACGGCCAGGGCGGCGGTCTCCAGCGCGGCGCGGACTTTGATGATGCTCATGCGGTCCTCGCGGCCTTGTCGACGATGCCCTCGAACTCCGCGACGGTGATCCTGACCATGCCGGCCGGGGCCTTGGCTGAATGGCCCCACTCAAGCCGGCGGGCATAAGGGAGGTGGTTGGAGATGACGTGCACGATCTCCAGCGACCGGGCCGGCTCGGGCTCTGTGGGCGCCGGCGCTGGGCTCTGCGGGGTCCAGGCCGGGCTATCGAAGACCTTGCCGGTGGCGACATCCACGCCGTACTGCCAGTTGGCCCGGAACCGGCCGGTATCGACCGGCGAGCGGACCACGACGCGCCGGAAGACCTCAAGGGCGACGGTCGCGACCATCTCCTCGCCCTGCTCGCCGTACTTCTCGGCGAACTGGCGAAGCTGAAGCTCGAACGGGCCCATCAGGTCAGGCGCGCCAGGACGCGATAGAGCGCGACGTCCTCGCCGCTGTAGATGGCTTCAACGCCGCGCTCGGGAATGGTGTAGGTGGCGCCGTCGAAGGTGAAGGTCTCGCCCGGGGCCGGGGCTGCGGTCAGGTCGGCGCCAGCGATCGACAGGATGCGGTCGCCCGATGCGATGCCGATGCCGGGGAAGTCGCGCGGGCCTGGCGTCTCAACAGTGGCCTTGATGTTGAGGGTGGCGGTTGTTCCCGTGGCGACCTGACCCGTCGCAGCGTTGTAGGCGCCCGGGGTCGGCCGGACATAGACCACGGCCTTGCCCAGCTGGCTCATCAGGTCCTGGGTGATCGGGCCGAAGATGTCATCCAGGAAGGTGCTCATCCGGTCACCGTGCCGCCTGGGAAGTTGAGCCGGGCAAGCTCCTGGAACCGCTGGCCATAGGAGGTTGAGCCGATGGCGCCGGCCCGCTGGTCAGACCCGACCCGCTCCAGGTCGAGGGGCCCGACCTTGATGCGGCGGAAGCCCATGGTCTGGATTTCCCGGCTTGCGCCGAAGCCGTCGATGGCAAGCGAGTGGCAGGCCAGCAGCATCCGGGCCATGGCGAAATCGCCTTCGGTCCAGGTCTCATCGACCCGGCGAGCCGCATCGGTCAGAGCCGAGGTGATGATCGCGTCATCGACGGCGGCGAAGGCTGGGAAGCGGGCCTTCAGGTCGGCCGCGGTTGGGGCGGTGTAAGGCATGGGGGCTCCTCGAAAGGAAGGCGGCGCTTCTCAGCGGCGCGGGCGGCTTGCCCAAGGCCGGGGTGGGTTACTCGCCCTTAGCTTTGGCGAGGAGCTTTTCGCGGCTGGTGGCCGGATGGGGTTGGCGGCCCTCTTTCGACGCCACGACCTGGCGAAGCTCGTCATCGGTCATGGTGTCGAAGTTGGGGCTGGGGCTGGGCGCGTTCACCGCGGCGAAGGCGGCGATGATGGCGGCCTTCATGGCGTCGCGCGTGGCGCCCTCTTCGGGCTCGCCGCCGACGAAGGCGCGGAAGCCGGCGAGGACATCCTCGTCGGTCATGGCTTCCCAGGCCTCAGACGTCGGGTCGTCAAGGTCGCTGGTGGGGATCGGGTTCGGCGGCGCGGGCGGCGCGGGCGCGGCCTGGTCGCTTACCTCGCTGATCTTGAAGTCGCGGCCGGCCTGCAGATAGGCCAGATGGCTCTCAGCGACTTCCGTGGTGATCTGCTGGCCAGGCTGGAGCGTGCGGGCCGGGCCTTCCAGCGGGCGGATCACGCGGGGGCCCTTGGCCCGTGAAACGAAGGTGTGGCGGGGCATCGCAGCCTCATGGATTGTCAGGGGGAAAGGTAGGGCCCCAGCCGAAGCCAGGGCCCTAGACGTTCTAGCCGGGTGGGCCTTAGGCGGGCGCCGGAGCGAACTCGTCGAAGTAGCGCACCGCGCCCGGGAGGCGGATTTCGACGCCGCCGGTGCGCATGATGCCGGCGACCTCCCAGGCCATGGACGACTTCTGCCAGGGCGGCAGGAACCGGAACGGCATCGGCATATGGAACCGGACCGCCTCGGGGTTGCGCCAGTAGGCCACGCCGCGGGCCACGCCGCCCGCGCCGGCGGTCGCCAGGGAGCGAGAGCCGCGGATCATCAGCTCCTGGCCCGTGGTGGCCGTGTAGGCGTTGTTGGCCCGGATGAAGGCCAGCAGGGTGGTGTCGGAGCCGGCGCTCATCTGCGTCGAGGCCAGATAGAGCATCTGTTGCGTCGGCAGGATCAGCGTGTCGGCCATCTCCACCTCATTGGTGTCGACGTGGATGCCGACCAGCACCTCGTTGATGTCCCGGACGATCTGGGCCGGGGTCTTGGCGGTCCAATACTTCGACGAGGACGCTCCGTCGGCCGCGACGTCAGCGGCGGTCACCGCGGCGTCGTTGAGCAGCCCGGTCCAACCCTTGGTCGTGTCGCCGGTCATGGCGAGGTTGTAGAGGAAGCTCTCAGCGATGCGGCGGGCGCCGGCCGCCTTATCCGCCGGCAGGTTCTGGCCGAGCATCCGCGCGAGGTTGATCTCCTCGAGGTTCCACTCGTAGCCGATCCCCCGCATCGCGAACGAATGCTCGTGCTTGTCGCGGGTGATGTCGGCCAGCGGGATGTCGTTCCCGGCGCCGTTGATCCATTCGGTCTTCCCGACGGAGTCGGACGAATAGAAGGTGGTGGTGCGCGCCCACTCGTTGCCCTCAGTGACGACAGGCACCAGGGATGCGTAGTCGTAGCTGGGGTAGCGGCGGGCATAAACGCCGGCCTCGATGTTCGAGGTCTGCGAGACGACGAAGCCCTGGGCTTGCTGGGCATCGCGGAAGATCTCAGGCATGGCCTGGGGCTCCTTCTAAGGGAATGGGGCGTCTCTCGACGGCCGTTGTCGTGGTGGTGGGTTCAGGCCTTAACGAAGGGCCAGGCGGACCAGATCGCCGTTGCCGCCGCTGGTGTCGAAGGCGGCCCCGGGCACGGGGAAGTGCGTGGTGGTCTTGGTGTAGCGGCTCGTCGCCGGGTTCCAGTAAACCGGATCGGCGGGGGTGACGCTGGCGCCGGCGGTGACCCAGATCACGCCCTGGGTCATCACAGCGACGGTGTCGCCTTCCTCGTAGACGTCCTGCTCGGCGCCCAGGGTGGTGTCGCGGACGCTGATGCCCAG